ATTCCAAAAAAGTTTTACTACATCACCATCATACAAACTTGTTAATTTAATATTAATATCATCAGAATCAAATGGTTCTTTGTGCCTAAACATAGATAGTAGGATAAAAATTAATATTACTATTATTACTTTCAACAACAACATTATATAAAATATAGATATATATTATATGTCAAAAAAAAAGGTTTTCAGTAAAATACAAGAAGATAAATTAAAAAAAAGGTTAGAAGATATCTCAGATGATAATGAAAAGGTAAAAGAAAAACGTGATAGTGATTATCTTAAAAATTATTGGAAAGAGGAAGGGTTGCCTAATCCATTTGATGTTGTAAAAAAATTTATAATGGATAAAGGTTTAAAATTATATGGTGGGTTAGCATTACATACCTATCTTAAAAAACATAAACAGGGATTATATAGAGATTCTGAATTCCCGGATTTTGATGTTTTAAGTCCAGATGCCTGGAACCATGCAAAGGAACTCGCAAATATTCTCCATAAAATGGGGTTCAAGTTTGTAGAGGCTCGTTCTAGTGTGTTAAATGACTATCATCATCAGACATTTAAAGTAGGTGTAGATATGCAGTTTATTATAGATATTACGCAGAAAGGATGTACACCAAAACAGATAAAGAGTAATGATTGTGATTCTTGTGGTAGATCAACAAAGGGTAAATGCCTAAAATTATTTGATGATGAACCAGTGGTAGATTCTGCTTTTAAAAAAACGACCAAAAACCCTACAGTTTATAGAAAAACATATGATTATAGAACAAAGAAATCTAAATTCCCTAAAAAACTATTTGTTATGGATAAAGACTGGTTGAAGGGACAGATGTATAAAGAATTAACACAACCACTCGGACAGCCAGTTCGATTGCCAAAGGTAGGAACGCGTTTAGAAAAATTCAAAGCACTTTATGATTTTGAACATTTTGATTGCACTCCAGCCGAATATACAAAAATTGTAAATAAGGATATAAAACCTGTATTAAATGCTATTGGTAAATTTATTGAAGGTAGAAAACTAGTCAATTATGGAGCCACAGCTCATAATCTATTTGTTAAAAATGATTCTAATGAAGGTTCGCTTCCTGTTTCAGATTATAAAGTATATACACAAAATGGCACTTACCAATATACTGAACTTCTTAAGGTATTAAATAAAAAATTCAAAAAAATGGAATTTAACTATATTATTAAAAATAAATTATGGAAAGAACAGGAAGATATTGACTATATAGTTAACGTAAAACTCGATAATGGGAAATACAATAATCTTATTACCTTTACAGAAACAGACAGATGTATTCCATACGTCCAATATAATAAAATACGTTATGTTACTGTGGATAGACTTAAATATCTATATTATCAGGCTTCTAGCACCCCAAACTTTCTAAAAGAACTCGAAGATTCTCCATTAAATTATAAATGTTTACTAAATAGTCTCTTAAAATCTGAAAAGAAATACTTTAAGACAAAAAAAAATAAAGGTAATAAACACAAATTTAGAAGATATGTTTCTAAATGTCAAGGAGAAGAAATTTCCAAGATACAGACAACCTTATCAAATCGTTGGTATGATAAAATGCAAGAACTAAAACACACAACATATAAACATGGTAAACCTAAAAAGGGTTATATTACCAAAATTTACAAAAAGGCAGATGATGATAAATTCCTTCCATATAAACCAGAAGAAGAAGATTTAAAAACAAAATAATTTACTGAATAATATTTAGTGCGGATGGAGTAACATTTACAATTTTAGAAATCGACTGAACCGTATTAATATTTGTAGAATCAATAACATCACTATTATTTGAATAGTAGAATAAAACAGAATATTCTATATTGTTTTCTATATTATTGGTTATATCTATTTCGTAAAAATTTGTGTATTCTTTTGCTGGAAGTTTTAGTATATGAATACCTTCATGTGGGTATCTTGTTTTATAATATTGTATAACAAAGAATTGGTTAGGGTCTGAAGATGTTATCTCATGATATAATTTTACTTTTATTGCATTATTACCTGGAATACAAATTAAATTATTTGTGTTTTCAGTATTAGTAACTATTTCTGAAGAATCTGACCATTCACAAGAACTAGTAGAACAGTTATTACATATTTCACTACAATTTTGTTTTGTACAACTATCTCCAATTATTTCTTTATCCATTGTTTTTCCTGAAACTATACATCGACTTATACAAGCATCCTTTGTTAGTCCCCAAGGCTGAAATTTACATTGATTAGATTGTTCCTTTGTTGAAAAATTTTCATAATTATTAATGTAGTAATAAAGAATACTCCAGATGATTAATAAGCTTAAAAAATTTATAACAATATTCATATCGATTATATTATTTTGCTATATTATATTTTAAAATAATGGTGATAAAACTTTAAGGAATACTGATCTAACATAGTTGTTTCCTAATAATTTATCATAAACAGATTCGTTTATTTCTGAATCATATTTATTTAATTTTACTTCTTTTTTTTCTTTAACATCTGTAATAACTTTATCTTTTAATGATAGTCTTCTTAAAATAATAGGATTACTTATACCATTATCATTTTCGGAATATATTTTTATATTATAAAACTCTCCCTTTTTTAATCCTCTAAAATAATGTTCCATTAAATCATTATTACTAATATTTGGTATTTCAAATTCAATAGATTTATCATTGAGATTTTCTATTATACAGATATATCTAAGAATAGGATGCTCTTTACTTGTTTTAGGTTTAAACCATGATACACGTATATAATCGTTTTGTATATCAACCTTTTCATTCTGTATTTTCTCTGGTGGATTTTTTTTTAGATTTAATACTTCAACATAGTTACAGTTATCTTTTTTACAGTCTTCTTCACACTTTTTTCTACATTCTGATACATATTGTTTTATGTCTTCCTTACTCCAATTATCTCCATCCTTTTTTATAAGACAATCATCTACACAATGTCTTTCTGAAACATATGTAGAAAAAGATTCTTTATTGCTAATTTTACAATAGAAATATAAATTTAGTAAAATTAAAATAAATATTACTATAAGTTTAATCATTAATATAAAGCTATATAAATATTTATTCTATACCTCCTAAATACTGTTTAATATCATCTGATATCTCATTATAATCTAAATAATTATTATTTAAATTTAAATTATCTTCATAGTTTTCGCCAAGAATTCTTTTAGAAATTCCAGAACCACTATATTTTGACATATCTAATTTATCAATTTCAAGTCCATCTTTATTATTTTGTCTACAACTTCCACCATTTTTATTATTCTTATTATAAATTAGTTCTATTTCTTCATCCGATTCTATTAGAGATGGGTGGTAATCTTTAATATTAATAGGACCAATTGGTGCAATTGTTTCGATATTGGAACAATTCTTACTAATATTATGTTTTACTTCCGAATTTTCTATAATAGTATTTTGCGACTTAACAGATATATCATAATAAATAGTATTTTTTAGATCATTTATTTCATACTGACAATTCTCACAATCATTCGCATTAAAATTATATATCATTTCATCATTCGTCTGATTAGCATTAGAAGGGTAGGATTCTTTAACAATTACAATATAACTTTTAATTTTACCATTGGTTCCTTCAAATGGTTTTTTCCATTCTAACAATACTCTTTTATTTCCAGCGGTTGACCTTATGGGATAAGGTGCGTCTGGTATATAGTTAGGGGGTTTAGTTTCTGGATCTAACCACTGACAGCTAACCATATCCTTACACCCTTCACATATTTTTTTACAGATAGATGTATTACAGTCTAAAGAATTTGATTTATTACATAATGATTCACAGTTATCTTGGTTAGAACCTTTAGGATAGAATTTACATAGTTTCTCTTCGACACCCTTTTCAGGTGCACCATATTTATATTCTATATTCGAAATATTCCCATTAAATTCCGATATATCTGTTAGTAAATTTGTTTTCGCACCACCGAATACAATAAAGGAGTTTTCGGAAACTTCTGGTACTGTTATATCATCTATAATTTCTTCATTCAATCTAAAAGTTAGTTTATCTTCTTCTTTATGAATTAATATCCTATAATATTCTCCGTTTTGTTCTTTATTTTTCATATTTATTGGTGTATAAAACTTTTTGTATCCTTTATTTACTGATACATAAACATTATTATTAAACTTTAATAAACTCCATACAGTCTTATTGTTTCCTGATATAAACTTAATAAATGTTTGTTTCTGTTTATTATTAATATCTTCGAATTTTACATAAAAGGAAATATAGAATTCTTTTAATTGATTATTGTCTTCTAATTTAAGAACTATTTTAGATGTATTTTTGTCTTTGTAATCTTCAGAAGTAAACTTATAAAAATTTATTAACTCTTCATTATTATCTTCTTCTACATTTTTATTTTTTTCATTAAAGTTATAAAAATATACTTTGTTTTTTTTTATATTTTCAATACCATTATGATCATCAAATCCTTCACGGTTTAATTTAAACTTATTCAAATAAATTAAACTTAAAATAAATATTAGTAAAACAAATATTATATTGGTATACATTAAAATATTACATTATTTTTTTTTTATATTTTATAAATTTGAGAATCATTCGGTGTTATCTCACTTGTTTTAACTTCTGGTAATTCATTTATTTCATTTGTTATATAATTTATACAATTTTCAGAAAAATTTGTAATATTTGTATTGTGTGTATGAACTGTTCCATGTTCCCAGCTTGTATCCTCCTTAACATTTTTATATTCGTTTTTTATAAATTCTAAAGTACTTGGATATAAATATCTAATATCACACTGTTTATACCCTTTATTATATGAAAAAAAATTATAATTCATTTTTAATGTTAAATCTTTGCATTCTTCTATATTTTTAACACCTAGTGGTCTTAATTTAAAACGATAATAATATTCACCATAATCAAAGACCTTTGGAATATCTTTTTTTCTATCTCTTTCAATATAAGCTGGTTTAACTATATTCTCTATAAAATCTAATTTA